TCAATAATCATAGGCGGCGAAATAGTTAATGAAGCGGGGCCAGTAGAGGCGCCTGAAGCTGCATTAGCTACGACGGTGAACGTTTGCAAGTCACCAGTATTGACGCGAGTACGACGGTTTACAGAGTTAACGCCTGCAATAGTAATAACATCACCAGCTAACAAAATATCTGCTGTTGAGTTGGTCCAACCATTAGTTGCTAAAGTCTGAGTCCATGCTGCGCCACTTGCTGCGTAAGTCGTTTCTTGTGATGCACCGTTAATCAATGGCGTACCAGTAGCAACGCCAACAGTGTGAAGTTTTAATGATTGGTTTTCGTACATCATAAACTTACTGTAACGACCGATAGCTGCTTCTTCGATTGCTTTCTTGGCAATTTCTGAAGGAAAAACACTTTTCAAGCCATCCGCTAAAGCTAATGAAGCATCTTCATCATAGAATGCACACCAACGTTGATCCGAAGGAGTACCAAGTTTAGTTAATACTTTAGCCGCTGCGCCAACTTCTAAAAACGTTGAAGGAGCTTGGCCAGGAGTACCAACAAAGTTACCAATTTGCTTATAGGTATCAGCAATAGATGATTCAACCGTTTGTGCTAATTCAACCATCGCAGGGCGAATGTAGCGACTGTTAAAGTCTTCAATGCTTAACGTTAAATCTTTAGACGTAATAGCAAAATGCACATGCTTGCGTTGGTCTAACGTTACGTTTGCCGCTACTTCTTCAATGTCCGAAGCTGAGCCTAATGTTGCACCATCTTGTGAGGTAAACATAACAGGACGGCGAACGCTGATAGTTTCACCAACTTTGCGAAACTCTTTGTCCAATTGGCGATCTACTTTAGCGGCTAATTGCATAGAGTTTAAAAACTCTTTAACTGCGTGGCGTGTGATTTTACTGGTAGTGATTAATGTATTCGACATAATTTTATTCCTATTTTAGTCCTAACCGTACTTAGTCATAAACTCAGCCATCGACATATCTTCGTCTGATTTCTGAGGTACGGTACCGCCCGAGCCTAATGGTTCGATTGGTTCAGGAGCTGCACTTGGTTTAATTGAGGGTTTAGTTGACAGTTTTGCAGACAATTTACCTAGTTGCATGATAGCCATTGCTGGTGTCATGTTAGCTAGTGCTCCGGCTTCTTCTAAATTAGAGCCTAAATGATAAATCATTGCAGCCCCATCTTCAGATTGCATTAACGCATCAGCTACGCCAGCGGGTAAGTTTGGTATACTATCTCGCTTTTCAGCATAGTCAGTTTTACCAAGCGCTTCAACTCGACCGTTATAGTCAGCCGTTAGCTTCTCATTATCCCGTTGGTGCTGTTCTGCCTTTGCCGTTGCTGATAACTGGTCAAGCTCAGATTGAACACCCTGTTTAATTTCATAGTTACGAGTAGCTTTTTCTAGTGCTTCCTCGTCATAATCAATATCAGGGTCGGCTAGTGTAGGTTTTTTTAATGCGTCTGCTGCATTCGCCTTTTCTAGCTTATCAAGTCGGGCTTGCAAGTCATCAGCACGTTTATCGGCTGCATACTTATCTTTAGTTACTTTGTTAATGCGCTTCTGAAAGCCGTCTTCTTTTGGCTTTTCATCAGTCGCAATAACGTCTTCTTCTACGGTGGCTGAGTCCGTGATTGGCGCCTCCACTTGCGTATCTTCTGAACCTTGATCAATAGGTCCATCAACAAACGCCTTGAGTGGGTCTACCTGTGCAGCTTCTGTATTACTTTCTGTGGTCACGTGAACACCTTAATAGGTTGATTTTAGCCCTCTTTCAAAGCAAGAGGTTAGCTCATTAGTAATAATACTATGTATTTGGTACTTTGACAAATAAACGTATAAAATACGGTTTGTGTTGAATATGTTGCATTTAATTCGGTGGTGAATTTCAGGCAATAAAAAACCCCGGTTAAGGGGTTTTGGTTTTATCTAAGAATTGTAGCCAGCATGACAATATCGTCAACCTGAACTGATTGCCCTTTAACCAGTCATTAGGTATTACCCCTATAACTTTTGATGGTGTATAAACGCTCTGACTTACTTTAATTCTAGGCTTCATAAATCACCCCTTACCCCTGTGAAAACAAAAATGCTTGCTTGCATTCTCTTGCGTGTTGTATGGCTCCCCATCACTAGTATATTTAATTCTAGGCTTATTATTGCGCTGTATTTCCCTAACAACATCCGCAACATCCCACGGATTGTAAGCCATGTATAAAGCCGTGTACAAACTATCGAACGCTATTTTTAGTTTTTTAAGCATAAATCACCATTGAGTAAACCTAACAACAATCAGCAGAACAATTACGACCGGCGAGAATAGCCACCATTTAAAGGCGCTTTTTACTGTGTCTCTACCCTTTGATACTTGCATAAAGAAGAATAAAAACATAGCGACGTAACTCAATAGTATATAGGCAATCATAAAACCCCCTTACCTGGCTGAAGTTTAATGAAGTTATCGCCAGTTATTAATACATAATCCTGCCTAACCTCACCATTAGTATTGCGCTCTTCGATGATAACCCCGTTAGCCCGAGCTTCTTTTAACACTTCCGCTCGCTTGTGGGTTAGGTCGCTTGATTTATATGTTTTCATCATAGCACCACGCAAACACTCAGAATATAAATCATATTAAACCACCCGCGTACTGACCAAGAAAGAAAACCAAAACAACAGCAACACCGAACACAAACGCTTTTAAATCACTCATTACAAACCCTTGAGCATCTATAAAAGCCCTTAGTAATTTCATTTCGTTAGTCATAATTATATATCCATCTCGGAAATTATAGAGAAACCCATAGGTAACGGGTTTCTCATTAAGTAGTTATATTGTGACTCAGTTAAAGCTAACTGACCTAACTCGACACCATTCCACATCATAACCAGCTTAGTGGGTTTTTCTACCTTACCTAACCAATTCATCACCCATTTAATCATTACTTATCACCCTTATTAAAATTAGTTTTAGTAATATAGTAAAATAAAAGGCATGTGTCAAATGCCTTATGTAATTAGTTTACGGTTGTTGAACAGTGAGCACTTGCTTTAAGTGCTCACGTTGCTGTGTCTCAACTTGCTGCTCCTGCTGTACTGCATCTTGAATCATACTAGCCGCCTGTTCAGAGTTTGGCCCCTCATCAAGTGCTTGTTGACCTTCCGCCACAATATCACGTTGTTTAATAATGATGGCTCTATCAGCGGGTGACAATGGAATCCCTAACTCTGCCTGTGTTTTGTATGTATCAAGTAATTTAGCATAGGTGTCAATCAGCTCGCCCTGTGCCTTAACCATTGTTTCAGCCGTTTTAGCATCATTACCTTCAATGTCACTGATTAGCTTTTCAGTCTGCATGGCAATGTTGGTCGTGATAGCTTCTTGCTGCGGGTCTGGTGCTTGCGGTTGATTCAAGCCGTACTCTTCTATTTCCTCTTCAGTCGGCTCAACTATGCCTTGATTAATATATTGCTTACGAACCCGCTTAGTTAATTCCTTAGTTTCAAGTATCGGCAAGTCTTTAGCGACTAAATCAAGCGCCAGTGATGCAATCTCAGGCGAGTTAGTCATAAGCTCCATAATCTGCTGCGCCGACTCTTGGCGCTGTGTTGCGAATGCTGGGCCAGTTTCCGTTACTACGTCATATTTACCCATAGATAAATCATTAACTAATACCGGCTTACCTGTTTGTTCGTCGATAACTTCCTGGTTAACCGTATTAATTTCAACGTTTTCAGTCTCGCCGTCTTGCTGCATAATTCTAATTTGTCGCGCTGTATCATAAATACGAGGGATTAAATCAACTAGAATCTCAGCACAATAATCGACAGACTTAGACAGGTTATCAGTAAAGATAAACGAGCCTCTATCACCTTGCTTTTCCTGTGCAATGATTGCCTTGCCTGATTTGAGTTCAGGGTTAACGCCTATGCTTGGCGGTTGCATACCTGTTACATGGTATAAATCCATTGAACACTGTTGAAGTATTTGCAAGCTAGCCTGTTGAACAGCCGGAGCACCACCACGAATAGGAGGACCACCACCGTTTTTAGGGTCGGAGTTGTAAGGCATAAACGGGCTATTCTGCGTAGTAAAGTTTCTATACTTCGCCTCGTGGTCTTTAGCTTGTGCCGGCGTATACCATAACGGGTCTTTAGGTGTTAAGGAGTTAGTTTCAACAATGGAAGATGTTTCATAGTTGTAAATACGGTTGGCATCTTTAGCAAAACGTACAATACCGCGAGTGTATGTCATGCCTTCAATATGAGATTGACGACCGTACATAGGAATCAACGGTATAAACTTACCCGCCCATTCTTTCGCATCTTCTAATATACCGCTACCGTCAAGCAGGTACATTTCAACCTTGTGGCCCTTAACTTTGCGCGTCTTCTTAACTGTGATGCCTTGCGCTGCTAGCTCATCTAATACGCTTTTCTTTTCGCCGGTGTCAATGATACGGCCATCAGATAATAATGCTATATGCTTCGTTACTGACGTTTTAACCCAGTATTCAGCAACACGCACCACATCTTCTGAGTACCAATCACTATTACAGCTCGATTCGTTATATTGCTCTTGTGACCAATTAACTAAAGGAGATTTGGGGAACCGTTGATTGTGCTCCTCTTTCGGCATGTCAACAGTTACAAAGGCAAACATTGCATCACGTTTGTCATACTCTGTAGCTGCATCGTCAAACCATAATGACGTTGTTGCAGTATTGATAGCTTTAATCTTAATGTCTTGATCAAACCCGTCGTCAGTGAACTCAGTGGTGACACGCCAACCACCAAAGCCGCCGTTAACAACCTCATCGAATGCAGTATCATAAGCATTACTTGCCTTGCTATCGCTTTCAATGTTGCGAATCAACCCGGTTAAAGTCTTAGCCACTTCCTCTGAAGCGCCACCAGATACCGGACGTATTTTAATATTAGTACGGTTTTGACGTTGATCACCTATTAGCTGATCAACAGCACCGGCCACACGGTTAATAGTAAACCTCGGGCGATTCTTGCGCTTCTCTTTTGCGCCGTCATCCCATTGGCCGTCTTCAGTTTGTGCGAATTTAATGTCCTCGACCGCAAGTTTGCGCTGGTCGCGTTCTTTCTGTTCCACACGTTCAAAACGTTTGATTGCTAGCGCGTGTAATTTATCGTTTTTATTAGCCATTAGTTACCATTCCGAATCAAAGTTAATATCTTGGTGTTTGTATAAATCAATTATAGAGTCTTTATCAAATGAAATTACCGCAGCATCAAATAAATTAGGCGAGGGAATCTTTAAGCGTGAACCATCAGGCAACGCCACCCCTTTCCTTAACTCATCCTTAGTATAAAACCTCACCGTATCACCTGGGCGAATTGGTGTTTTACATGCTTCAGCCTTTAACTTCTCAAGCATCTGCGGCTTAATCGACTTAGAGCAAAAGCTAATGAGCGTTTCAGGGTCGTGATATTTACCCAAAGTTACCGCCTCATGTGTTCTAAATATACGCTCTGCAAACCCGATGATGTTCTGTGACTTCTTATTATACAGTACGTGCTTATTAAGTAACGCCTCTTTTCTGTTTGTTAATTGTGCGGTTTCACTTTTAAACTCTTCTTCTGGGTCGTGTATTGAGCTTGAGCCTTTGTAAGCAAATATTTGTGTAGCCTTACCATTAAAGCAACTATCTACATTATCCCTAAGCGTCGCACCTAATCCATCAGCATCATAACCAAACGAATCAGCGCCGAACATGATAGCCCTACCACATGCCGCATCCATTTTACGATTACCGTTTTCCGCTTCGATTTCATCAACACCCAAGAACACTATACCTTGCCTTTCAACATACCCACACGGGTCATTACCGGTATCGGATGGATCACAAGCCGCAATCTTTGAGCCTCTTGGCTCAATACCTAATTTAATATGAGCATCTATACACGATTTAAACCAATCTTCTCTAATAACCGAGCTGGTAACGTCATCATTAAACTTACCCTTCCATATACCATCGAATCGAGACTGCGACATAATGCCACGCTCAACCTTTTGTTGGTCTTTCTCTAGCTCCTGCCTTAATGATTCATCGTGCATAAACCACGGATTATCTTCATAAGTTAACTTCACAATCATGTGGTAGTTGTCCTTATAATAACCACATTTATCAATATCAGCCTGATAAGGAACTATAAACTCCTTACTCATTGGGTCCTGACTACTACCAGTATTCCACAAGTACCACAATTCAGCACCTGGTGTATCACGTAAAGTAGGGCCCAACACATCAATAGTTGATTGCTTAGTTTTTTCCGCTTCTTCCATCAAGAACCGTTTAAAGTTTGAGGCGCCTTTCATATCAATTATGTTTTGCATACCGCCAAAGGTAAACTTGCCACCATTACCATTGCGTATTTCCCACTTAGACGGAACTGGTAAAAACCCACCTAACCCTGAGCGCTTAATAGTTGTTTCTATGCCTGAAAATATAGACTCTTTCAATGACGTCATCCGCTCACGTAATACATAGTTTTTAGAGCCTGAGCTATGAACATCGGCAATAAATACATTTTGTGCAAAGCGGGTTTTCATTCCACCTCGACCACCAAATAACAATTTATACTTACAATGCTCTAGTATAAACGGCTCTAATTTTGGCACTAATAGTACAGTTGGCTCTTCATCGGTTTCATACATATCGCCGATAGTGCCCTTCCACCTGCGTAATATATTAGGGACCAATTCACCGTCTACATTATCAACCCTATCAATCACACCAAAAACCGTCGGCTCTAATGTTCCCGATTGAGCTTTAGCTAATAACTCAACGTTAGCTAGCCGTTTATTTAATGCCCTACTCATTATTGATACCTAATGCAGTTTCAATACCCTCTATACGCTCTTTTAAGTCGGTGTATTCTTCAATGTCTATCATTGACTTAATAGACTGTATAAACACGTTGCCAATGTCGCTAGGTATCTTTCCTGCCGCTATTGCGTTTAATACATAATCAGCCTGAACGTGTGGTTTTGCTTTCTTTGGGAAGTCGAACTGAACAAGCGGGGCTACTTGTTTCGGGATAGGGGATAACCTTGCTAACAATTCTTTTAGCGCGAAATTGTCTTCAGGGTCGAATGCTCGCTCTGATAAATGGTCATAAAAGCCTGTTTCCGTTTTACCTATACGCTCTAATGATTCAAGTATCTTTGTTCGCTCACTCTTACCCCTTGGCTTCATAGTTTTTCGTTTAGTTGGTGTGATGCTTGTCTTTGTTTTTGCCATAAAGTGCCTCAAATACGCCTCAAAAGTATATTTATAGTCTACCAGATAAAACAAAGACCGCAAAGGCGGCCTATGGTAACACTCTGAACTTAGTGTAATCCGTTTGCTGTATATCACTCTCAGAGACTTTAATTTTAGCCTTCTTTCGCCATCTGCCTACATAATCAAGGTCGCGGGTCTTGGTTGTATACTCGATATACTCACCACCTGTAAACGTTTCTAACTCAGTCACTATTGTATTAGCTGGAATTGTCACACCGTCCGTGAATTCCTTAGTAAC